GCCTTTCGTGTGTGCGTGAGTTTTCCTGAGGTTTTTATCTGAACGAGAGTCGAGGTGATCTTGATGCCTGGTGGACGTCCGCAGGGTGCGATCGTTTCGAAGCTCAAGCTGCCTGCTTCGGTGCAGGCTGTTCGGCCGGGTGAGCAGCGTGAAGAGACGATGCATTCGAAGCTGCGTCCGACTCGTCCAGAAATGCCAGCGGACCTTCCGCAGAATCTGCACGGCTTGTGGGAAAAGCTCGTCGGTGAGCTTGATGATGCAGGACTGATCGCCGCGGTCGATGGGCCGACGCTTGAGCTCGCGCTGCGCCACTATGCGGCTGCGGTGCAGGCGTCGGATGAACTCATCGATGGCACGGCCACCATGCACGACGACAAGAACGATCGGTGGATGAAGAATCCTGCGTCGCAGGTGTTCCGGGATCATTCGACCGCGTTCCTCGAGTTCGCGAAGCAGCTCGGCCTTTCGTTCACTGCGCGTGCTCGCACGACGGTGGCGAAGGAGGCTGACGATGCCGGACGGAACCCGTTCGCGGTCAACAGCTAAGACGTACGCGTCGGATCTGTCTCCCGAGGTCGAGTGGTATCTGTCGCAACGGCATTACAAGCTTGAGTCGTGGCAGCGTCCGTTGTGGCGCACTCCGGAGCCGAGGAACGTCAAGGGCGCCTACTTCGATCCTGAGCGTGTCGATAGGGTGATCGATTCCCTGTCTCGAATGCGGCACACGCAGGGCAAGTGGGCTGGTCACGAGTTGAAGCCTGACGCGTGGCAGGTGGCGTACATCATCGCCCCGATCTTCGGGTGGGTGACGCGTGACGCTTTTGGCGCTGTGCTGCGGATCATCCGGAACGCTTGGGTTGAGGTTCCCAGGAAGAACGGCAAGACGACCATCGCGGCGGGCCTGGCCTTGTATCTGGCGTTCGCTGATGGTGAGGCAGGGGCGCAGGTGATCGCCGCTGCCGGGTCGCGGGATCAGGCGATGAACGCGTTCCGGCCGGCGTACCTTATCGCGGGGAATTCGCCGGACTTCAAGGCTGCGGGTATCCAGTCGATGAAGAAGGAGATCGTTCGCCCGGTCGACCAGTCGTTCATGAAAGCTGTTGGGTCGATCGGTGATCTGCTGCAGGGGTCGAACCCGTCAGGGTTCATCGCTGACGAGATGCACGTCCACAAGGACATGTCCGTGATCGATGCGCTCGAGTCGGGTACTGGTGCGCGCGATCAGCCGTTGGGGTTCATCATCACTACGGCTGATGATGGTGGTCAGTTGACCCCGTACGCGCAGCGTCGGAAGCACGTTGAGCAGTTGTGCCGTGGTGCGGTCAAGTCTCCGACGGAGTATGCGGTTATCTTCGCGGCACCGGTTGATGCGGACCCGTTCGCCGAGACGACGTGGCGCACAGCGAACCCTGGTTATGGGGTGTCGCCGACGAAGGCGTTCATGGTTGCGGAGGCGGAGAAGGCGAAGTCGTCTCCGGCGAACCTGTCTCGGTTCCTGCGGTTGAACTTGAACGTTCGGACGAAGCAGGAAACGAAGTACATCGACTTGGCGGCGTGGGATCGGAATCACGGCCTCGTGTCCGAAGACGCGTTGAAGGGTCGGGAATGCTTCGGCGGTCTCGACTTGGCGTCGGTGTCTGACCTGTCGGCCCTGTGTCTGCTGTTCCCTGAGCCTGGGGGAGCGTTCCAGGCATTGTGGCGGTACTGGACTCCGGAGGAGAACATTACGGCGTTGGACAAACGCACGAACGGTGCAGCGTCGCAGTGGGTGAAGGACCGCTGGCTGACGACGACACCGGGCAACGTTCAGGACTACGACTACATCCGCATGCAGGTGCAGCGTGATGCTGAGAAGTTCCGGATCCTGTCAATCGGTTTCGACCCGTACAACGCGTCACAGATCACGAACGATCTGGCCGCGGACGGCATGAACCTGGTGAAGGTGCGTCAGGGATTCCTGACGTTGTCGTCACCGACGAAGCAGCTACAACGTCTGGTGCTCATGGGCCGGCCCGGTAAGCCGATGCTCGCCCATGGCGGGAACCCGGTCACCCGGTGGTGTGTTGACAACCTGGCTGTCGCGATCGATCCAGCGGAGAACGTGAAACCTGACAAGAAGAAGTCGGGCGACAAGATCGACGGCGTCGCAGCCTTGGTGAATGCCTTGTCCGAAGCGATGAGCGAAGAACTCGTCCGGTCGGCCTACGAGGACCACGACCTGATCATTGCGTAGGAGGCGACGTGTTCTTCTGGCCCGGCCGTAAGGTCATCGTCTCCCTCACTGATGGCACCGTGATCACCGCTGTGACGCGCCTGTCGGTGCGCGCTCTTCGGTTGGGTTCGGTGGAGTATCCGCACCCTTCCGGTACTGGGTCGGTTGAGGCTCGAGGCGCGGTGGTTGTTCCTGTTCATGCGGTTCTGACAGTGCAGGTGGTGGGCTGATGGTCACGTTCGCGCCTGCTGACCCCATTGTGATCGGGGATTCGTCGGTTCCGGGTGGAAACAGGGTCACCACGTGGGGTATCCCGGTGGTGGACCCGCCGACTCCGTTGTCCTCGTTCACGTCGACGGGGGTGACGGATCCGCTGCGGATCTGGAAGACGCAGCCGTCGGTGCGGAAGGTGGTCGGGTTCATCGCCCGGAACCACGCTTCGGTGCCGTGGCATGCGTATTCGCGTGTGTCGGACACGGACAGGCAGCGTCTGCAGTCGTCACCGGCTGAACGGAAGCTGGCGCAGCCGAAACGGTTCCAGACCGGTTTCAAGTTGTGGCATGACACCGTCATTGATGCGTGCCTGTACGACCTGTGGTGTGTCGCCCTGATCGGTGACGACTTGCAGCGGATATCGCCGCGTCTGCTCGTCATCGATTCGGACCTGTTCGGCAACATCGTCCGAATCGGGATCAACGCGCCGAAGGGCATCGTCGACATCACTGATCTTCCGTTGGCGATCGGCACTGGTTGGTCTCCGACGTCGGGTGTTGGTGTGTCGCCCATGGTGACGTTGCAGCAGCTGCTCGATGAGCAGACCAATGCGGTGGCGTGGCGTAATGCGAAGTGGAAGTTTCAGCCGAAGATCTCGGGCTACTTGAAGCGGCCGGCGACGGCGTCGGCCTGGGAGGACAAGAAGCGGGACCGGTTCACGGAATCGTGGCGCCAGTGGCGGGACAACCAGGCGGGTGGAACCCCGATCCTCGAAGACGGCATGGAGTATCAGGTGCTCGACACCGTGAAGCCTGTCGATGCGAAGGACATCGAGGGACGCCAGCTGACGGACGCCGAGGTGGCGTCAGCGTTCTACGTTCCACCGGAACTCGTTGGCGCACGCGAGGGCACGTTCTCGAACATTGCCGCGTTCCGGCAGATGCTGTTCGGTCCCGTGCTGGGTCCGAGGTTGGAGGAGTTCCAGCAGGCGGTGAACGCGGAACTCGTGCCAGCGCTGGACACCACGGATGGTGTGTACGCGGAGCTGGACCGTGAAGCGGCCATGAACGGTTCGTTCGCGGAGCAGGCGCAGATCCTGTCCACGTCGATCGGTGGTCCGTGGTTGACCCGGAACGAGGGGCGTGCGAAGCAGAACCTGCCCCGTGTTGAGGGTGGTGACGAGCTCATCACGCCGCTGAACGTGGTTGAGGGTGGTCTCGCGTCTCCTCGGGACACGGGGTCGCAGAACGTGGACGCGAACGCGGAGAAGTCTCTCCCAGGCCCTGCAGAACGCCTGGTGCATGTTGCACGGAAGGCGGCATCGGATGATGCTCGGGACCGGCTCACGGCCGCTATCCAACGCGTGTACAAGCAGCAGGTCGCCGCTATCGAGTCCGGTTCCGAAGTGGACCCGGACGTGTTCCACGAGCAGTGGGATCAGGTCATGTCGGATGCGGTGCACGCGCACCTGTTCGGCGCTGCCGTTGATCAAGCGCAGGCTGTGCTCGCTTCGCTGAAGTCACCGGCCGGCGTGTGGTCAGCGGATGTGATGCGCAACTACGTGCAGGAGATGGCGGACACCACGGCCCGAGGCATCAACGAGGGCGTAATCGCTACCGCTAACGCCGAATGGGAGACCCCCGCCGATCAGCGGTCCGCTTTTGACGAACTCGTCAAGGTCGGTGCTGTGGCCTGGGCGGCTTCCGCACTAGCGGACGCTGCTGGGTTCGGGGGCCACGACGCAGCGCACGCTGCCGGCGCCAAGTCGAAGACGTGGAACGTCTACTCGTCCAACCCTCGGCCTGCGCACGCAGCGCTAAGCGGGGAAACCGTCCCAGCGGATGACCTGTTCTCCAACGGTTTGCGTTGGCCCGGTGATAGCCGCGGATCCGTCGATGAAGTCGCAGGGTGCACCTGCGGTGTGAGCTACACGTTCTGAGGAGGGCTTCATGGACCGCATGAAGATCGCAGCGTTCGACGCGACCGCGACTGTTTCCGACGCGGAGGACGGCACCTTCACCGCCCTCGTGGCCGTGTTCGGCAACGTGGACTCGCAGGGCGACATCATCGATCCTGGCGCGTTCACCGACACTCTGGCCGAGTGGAGGGCGAAGGGTCAGCCGATCCCGGTCATCTGGTCGCACGAATGGCAGGACCCGTTCTCCCACATTGGCGGTGTCACTGAGGCTGCGGAAACCGAGAAGGGTTTGCAGATCACAGGCCAGCTCGACCTTGAGAACCCGACTGCGGCGCAGGTGTACAAGCTCATGAAGTCGGGTCGGGTTGCCCAGTTCTCGTTCGTGGCGCGTGCCGCGGAGGGCGGCTGGTCGCTTGAGACGCAGGAGGACGGTGCGGTCGTGTCGCACTTGTCGAGGCTGGACCTGTACGAGGTTGGGCCGACTCTGCGTGGTGCGAACCAGGAAACGCAGCTCTTGTCGATCAAGTCCGACATCGATGCGCTCGTGTCGAAAGAGGGTCGGGTGCTTGCTCAGAAGCACGTCGACGTTCTCAAGGACGTGCACGCACAACTCGGCGACATCATCGCCGCCGTCGAAAAAGCTTCCCCTCCGGGTGAAGAAAAGAAGAACGAAGCCTCCGACGAGTCGGGGGCTTTTTCATTGCCAGCCGCGAAAGCGCAGGCGCAACTGATGCTCGCTCTCGCGGGCGGAAAGGAGTCCTGATGGACCCCAGGGAAGAGCTGAAGGCGCTGCAGGTGGAAGCCGC